TAATCGGATTATCTATTCAAAGATAGAAACTGTCAATGACATATCTGAGATAGAACATCCTTCAGTAAGGGAGTGTTTAAAGTATTATGATATATCTAATGGTATTTCTATTAGCCACGACGGCGACCTTCCTGCTCGTTCTGGCATTGGATCATCTTCTGCATTTACTGTTGGACTTGTAAATGCGATTAAAACGTATCTTCGTCAACCAAATCATGCATATGTTCTTGCTAAAGCTGCGATAGATATAGAACAGAATTACATTGGCGAATCTGTAGGCGTACAAGATCAGATTACCGCCGCATATGGCGGTATGAATGTTATTGAACTCTCTAAAGACAATACCAAAGTTTTATCTTTAGATGTGTCGTTTGATTATGAATACACATTAGAAAAACATGTTATGTTGGGTTTTTCTGGTATTGATAGGCTGTCAGACGTTCATGCTAAACAACAAGTTGAAAATATTAAATCTGGTAAGTCAGAAAAGTATTTGAAAAAGATTTCTGATTTATCTGATGATGCATATAATGCGTTTTTGCAAGAAGAGTCAATGGAACAAATCGGTGCGCTCTTAGATATTCAATGGCATTATAAAAGACAACTTACTAATGATATTACAACCGAATACATAGACAACATTTATCAGAAAGCAAGAGCAGCTGGTGCATATGGTGGTAAACTTATGGGTGCAGGTGGTGGTGGATTCTTTATGTTTCTTGCATCTCCTGAAAAACATGATATAATAAAGCAAGCAATACCTGAAATCAATGTGTGGGTGCCATTCAAATTTGACTATAGTGGCAGCACAATAATTATGGAGTGATGATGAAGTATCCTTTAATGTCCGATAATATTACTAGAGAAGACTTAGATTTGGTAATAGAACACTTAAAAAAAGATAATCCAAAACTTACAAACGGACCAGAATGCCGCGCTTTTGAAGAGGCGTGGAGCAAATGGCTAGGCGTAAAATATTCTGTGTTTGTAAACTCGGGTGCTTCAGCAAATCTTTTGTCGATGACGATGTTGAAGATTAAACATCCAGAGGGTGGTGAAGTTATCGTACCACCATTTACATGGGTATCTGATATTGCATCTATCATTCAATGTGGTTTTACTCCAGTATTTGTTGACATTGATTTAGATACTTTAGGTATGAATACTGATGGTATCATCAATGCCATTACAGATAAGACACGTGCAGTGTTTCTTACATACGCACAAGGTTTCGATTGTCTGACAGATAAGCTTCTTCAAGAATTGAAGATTAGAAATATTCCTTTGATTGAGGATGTGTGTGAGTCACATGGTGCTACACATAACGGTAAACTTTTAGGTAGTTTTGGCTGGATGTCAAACTTCTCATTTTACTTTGCACACCATTTGTCAACGATTGAGGGTGGCATGGTGTGTACAAACGACGAAGAAGTTTATCATACAGTTCGTATGCTTCGGTCACATGGCATGGTTCGTGAGTGTGGCTCAGAAGATATGTCAAATGCATATAAGAAAAAATATCCAACTTTAAATCCCGATTTCATCTTTGCTTATCCAGCATACAATATGCGTAACACCGAAATTGGTGGTATACTTGGTCAAAATCAGTTGAAATATCTGGATGAAAATGTTAAACTTAGAAATAAAAATCTGTTTCACTTTTTGTCTAAGTTAGATCAAAGAAAATATAAAGTAGATTTTAGATTGATAGGTTGCAGCAACTATGCATTTAACATTGTATTAGAACACGATTATTGCACAGAATTTTTCGTGAACAGATTGATGGGTAAGATGCGTGATGAAGAAATTGAGTTTCGTCGTGGCTCTGCTGGTGGCGGTAATCAATTGCGCCAGCCTTATTTGAAAAATATTGTACCAGATAATCACTACAGAAATTTTCCGAACACAGATCACATGCATTTCTATTCTTTCTATATTGGAAATTATCCAACGCTGAAAGAAAATCAGATTAATGAAATTGTAAACATTTTAAATAAGGTATAATATGGGACAGTGGCGAGTATTAGTGACTGGTGGAGCCGGTTATATTGGATGTATTTTGGTCGAATACTTATTGCAGATGGGCTGTAAAGTTACGGTACTTGATAACTTTATGTTTCGTCAATCTGGACTGAATCATCTTTGTGAAAACAAAAATCTCACAATCGTCAATGGTGACATTCGTAATCCAGCGCATGTTGAATCATTGCTGAAAGAAGCAGATATTATTATTCCTCTTGCAGCACTTGTTGGCGCACCATTGTGTAACAAAGATGTTGTTGGCGCAGATACAACAAACAAAGATGCTCTATTCTGGATGCTGAATAATGTTTCTAATGAACAGCGTATTATTATGCCAACAACAAATTCAGCATATGGCACTGGTGATGAAAACAATTTCTGCACAGAAGATTCGCCACTCCGTCCTATTTCAAAATATGCTGTTGACAAAGTTGCTGTTGAGAAAGTTTTGATGCAGCGTGAGAACTCTATTAGTTACAGACTTGCTACTGTATTTGGCATGTCACCACGTATGCGTACCGATCTATTGGTCAACGACTTGACTTATCGTGCAGTCAACGATGGCTATGTTGTTATCTTTGAGGGTCATTTCAAACGAAATTACATTCATGTTCGTGATGTATGTGAAGCATTTTTACACGCAGTCAATCAGTTTGAAGAGATGAAAGGACAAATTTACAACGTTGGTCTTTCTTCAGCAAACGTTTCTAAATTGGATTTGTGTGATATCATCAAGAAACATATTCCAAACTTTACTGTGGTAGAAGGCGATATCAAAAAAGATCCAGATCAACGTAACTATATTGTTTCGAATGAAAAATTAGAAGCAACTGGATGGTATCCGTATCACACATTGGATGATGGTGTTGAAGAACTCATTAAGGGATATACGTATCTCAAAAATAACATCCATGGTAATGTATAATGTCTACAGAAAAACATTACGTTAATAACGCAGACTTTCTTGCAGCACTTATCAAGTACCGGACTGATTGTGAAGATGCACAAAAGAATAATACAGCAGAACCAAAAATACCAAACTATATTGGAGAATGCTTTCTAAAAATTGCAGAGCATCTATCTAGAAAGCCAAACTTTATTTCTTACACGTATCGTGATGAGATGATATCGGATGGTGTAGAAAATTGTTTGATGTATTTCCGCAACTTTGATCCAGACAAGTCTAAAAACCCGTTTGCATATTTTACTCAGATAATTTATTATGCTTTCTTGCGTAGAATCATGCGTGAGAAGAAACAGTTGTATGTGAAATATAAAGCAACACAACAGTTTGGTTTGTTGGATGAAGGTGAGATGTACGAAGATGAAAATGGAAACATGAAACAGTTTGAACTATATGATAATATTTCAGAGTTCATACATAACTTTGAAGAAAACAAGAAGAAAAAAGGCACCAAAAAAGCAACTGGGATTGAACAGTTTATAGACGAAGAATCGGATAGCTGATGAAATTATGTATACTTGGTGATACGCATTTTGGTATGCGTAATGATTCGTTGGAATTTCATAAATATGCAGAGAAGTTCTATACAGACACGTTCTTTCCATATCTAAAAGAAAATGGTATTACAACCATTATACAACTTGGCGATCTATTTGACCGCCGTAAATTTATCAACTTCAATTCACTTTATTTGTGTCGTAAATATTTCTTTGACAAACTTAAACAGAACAACATCACGTTCATCACATTGCTTGGCAACCATGATGTTGCATTCAAAAACACCCTTCAGGTTAATTCCTCAGAACTACTACTAAAAGAATATGACAATATTACTGTACACAATTCTTTTAGCACAATCAATTTTGACGGTATTGATGTTGATATTGTACCTTGGTTGTGTGATGATAATGAAGAAGAAATCCTCTCCCAAATAAAGAATTCAAAAGCACAAATCTGCTTAGGTCATTTTGAGATTGCTGGTTTTGAAATGGACAGAGGCAATATTTGTCACGAAGGTCTAGACAAGAAGAAGCTAGACAAGTATGATATAGTCCTCACTGGTCATTTTCATCACAAGTCAACCGATGGTACAATTACATATGTTGGCACTCCGTATGAGATTACTTGGTCTGACTACAATGATCCAAGAGGATTTCATATCTTTGATACAGAAACACGTGAGTTGGAGTTTATACAAAATCCTTATCGGATGTTCTATAAGTTAAATTATAAAGATGACCTAGAACATTTTGCTGAACAATACAAGACATTTGACTATTCAATCTATAAAGGTTGTTATGTAAAAGTTGTTGTACTCTGTAAACAAAATCCATTCTTGTTTGACATTGTGATAGATAGTCTTTATAAAGCTGGTGTGGCAGACATTTCAATTGTAGAAGATTTCGGTGATATAGAAAACGTCAATGATGATGTAATTGATGAAGCGGAAGATACGATGACAATTCTTTCCAAATACATAGATAACTTGACACTTGATGTTGAATCTGCTAAACTAAAAAATATTATGCATGAACTTTATATTGAAGCGTTAAGCACCGAGACTGAATGATATTATTCAAAAAACTACGTTGGAAAAATCTACTATCTACTGGTAACCACTTCACAGAAATTCAACTGAATGGTAATTCCAACACACTAATTGTAGGTTCAAATGGTTCGGGTAAATCTACGATGCTTGATGCATTGTGCTTTGCCCTGTTTGGTAAACCGTTTAGAAACGTCAACAAACCAAATCTCCTAAATAGCATCAATGGTAGAGATTGTATTGTTGAGATTGAGTTTTCTATTGGTAATAAAGAATACAAAATCATTCGTGGTATAAAACCAAATCTTTTTGAGATATACCAAGATCAAGTTTTGCTGAACCAAGATGCGGCTGTAAGAGATTACCAAGACTATCTAGAGAAAGTTATTCTCAAGCTAAACTATAAGTCTTTCACGCAGATCGTAATTCTTGGTTCAGCATCCTTCACTCCCTTCATGCAGTTATCTGCTGCTGACCGTCGTGCAATCATCGAAGACTTGCTTGACATCCAAATCTTTTCTACTATGAACAGTCTGGTAAAAGACAGACTTGCGAACAACAAAGATTTGATGGTACAGAAAAAGAATGAAATTGAACTGTACAAACAACGTTATGATTTGAAGAAAGAACATCTAGACAAACTCAATCAGAACAATGAAGAAAAGATAAAAGAATATGAGAAAGAGATACAGAGTAGTAGAGAAACCATTGTCTCCTTATCAAATGAAATTGACTTGTTGGGCAAACAAAGCGCCAAGCTGGATGTCAACGTGGCAAAAGCACCTGAAGTTGAGAAGAAGATTGCGGCGTTTAGAAAGATTGAGTCGCAAATTGAAAGCAAGATATCCAAAGTGGAACATGATAGACATTTCTATGAACACAATGCTGATTGCCCAACCTGTAGGCAAGCCATTACCTTGGAGTTTAAAGAGGGACAACTATCTGAACTCCAATCTAAAGAGCAAGAACTATCTGGTGGCATAGGAGAACTACGAACAAAGATTTCTGAACAAGATTCTCAGTTGACAATCATTCGTACAGATGAAAAGAAGTTGAACACAATCAAGATTGAAGTTGCGACAAAACAAACTGGTATTCAAGGTCTAAATACTGCAATCAAAAAATTAGAGAAACAGATCAAAGAGTTACAGACAGCGGAAAAACAAGATTCGAATTCCAATGAATTGGCTACGATTCAAGAACAAATCAAACAAGCACAAAGTGAACTGAAACAGTTAATTGATGACAAAGCATATTATGACGTTGCTTCAACATTACTCAAAGATACTGGCATCAAAACAAATATTGTCAAACAATATTTACCAGTCATCAATAAATTAGTGAATAAGTATTTGTCCAGTATGGACTTCTTTGTTAATTTTAATTTGGATGAATCTTTTAAAGAAACAATCAAGTCAAGACACCGTGATGACTTTAGTTATCATAACTTCTCAGAGGGTGAGAAACAGCGTATTGATATGTCGTTGATGTTGACTTGGAGAGCAGTTGCTAAACTGAAGAATTCAATTAACACAAACCTGTTAATATTGGATGAAGTATTTGATTCAAGTCTTGATGTTGGTGGCACAGAAGACTTGATGAAAATATTACACACACTAAACGATGCAAATCTTTTTGTTATAAGTCATAAAGGTGATATACTACAAGATAAATTTGCTAATACAATTCGTTTTGAAAAATCAAAGAACTTTTCGAGGATAATGAAATGAGTGAAATTCTAACAATTGATACTTCCGCTGGTTTACAAACAACAGAAAGAATTGATCCACTCCGTATCTATGGAGAAGACTTTTCTATGCTTGGAAAAAAGATACCAGAATATACTGGATCATTTCCAGCGCCAGCATTAGTCACATTAAGTAAACGACTGAAAATGACAATGAAGCTTTATGCTGGTTTAGGTCTTTCGGCAAATCAATGTGGTGTTGCTGAAAGAATGTTTGTAATTGGTACCGAAGAATTTCAATTAGTGTGTATTAATCCAAAAGTTACCGCAGCAGGTCCTTTTGTAAAAGATAAAGAAGGTTGTCTTTCTTTTCCTGCGTTGTTTTTAAATGTTGACCGTCCATCTTGGATTGAAGCAGAGTTTTTGGATGAAAATGGTGAAACAAAGCAAGTAAGATTGGAAGGACTTTCTGCACGTTGTTTCCTACATGAACTTGACCATCTAGATGGAATACGTTATACTGAGTATGTGAAACCGCTTGCATTGAAAATGGCAAGACAGAAAGCTACCAAGTTAGTAAAGAAAATTGTTAGAGGAAAGAAAAATGAAAAATTCTGAGATTCAAGAAACTACCACATATGAGAACTGTATGCAGTTGTTGACTGATGAATATCAACCACCAACACTGAATCGTTTTTTTGGTGATAGTGATGATGAAGATGATGGTGTTGATGTTCAGAATGCAGAGTGGCAAAAACATTGGGTTGGTATGCCAGCGTTTGAACAAAACGATAAGAAGACATACAAGACAATCTACCTTCACTTCCGAAATAAAGAAGACTACGAAGCGTTTGCAAAATTGGTGGACCAGAATCTCACGGAAAAAACAAAGTCAATCTGGTATCCAAAATTGGAAAGAGATGAGAATTCTCTGAAGAGATGGATTGAAGAGTGAATTCAATAGACTTTCTCAAAGAGAAACCTCAAGTATTGTTTGAGTATTTTCTCAAAGACTACGGCAATCTGTTTTCAATAGATGCGGAAGAGTGTAGAGCAATCCGAAAGACTGACAAAATTTTCCAAGAGTTATCAGCGAAATGGTATGATGATTTAGCCAACAAAGATACTAGAAACATTTATGAAGTGTACAATCATGATTACTACTTCATAGATGTGTTCAATTGTTTTGTAGAATACAGTAGAGATTATATAAAACGAGTTATCAAGTCTTCACATTTTGAAGAAATCAAAACTGCCAAAGTTATTGTTGACATCGGTTGTGGTATAAGTTATAGTACATGCTTACTGAAACAATTGTTTCCTGAAGCAAAAGTCTACGCTATCAATCTGAGAGATACGAAACAGTGGAAATTTTGTGAGGTGATGGCAGAAAGAATGAACTTCAATCTAGTTGGCTCAATTACTGAGATTGGCGAACCTGTTGATATATTATTTGCTTCAGAATACTTTGAACACATTTATAATCCGATTGAACACGTTGACGATATTATTGGTACTCTAAAACCGAAACATATGATAATTGCAAACTCATTCAACACATGGGGGATGGGACACTTTACACAATATGATGTTTATGGTACAATGGTGAGTCAAGAAAAAATAAGCAAGATGTTTAATCAGCATTTGAAAAGAAGACACTATGATAACATCAAATGTGGAATATGGAATAACAAACCTTTGATATGGAAAAGAAATGACGAATCCGACACATCCAGTTTATATCGTTTCTAAGGGTCGTTCTGATACAATGATTACATCAAAGTCATTGTCCAGAATGAAAGTAAATCATTATATTGTGATTGAACCACAGGATAAAGAACCCTATGAGAAAGCACTAGACAAATTTAATATTCGTGATTATGTCACATTGATTGTTGCGCCATTCAGTAACCATGGTGATGGTCCTGGTCGTGCAAGAAATTTTGCATGGGATCATTCTATCTCTATTGGTGCAGAAAAGCATTGGGTACTTGATGATAACATTTCTGATTTTTACAGATTACATCAAAACTATCGTATTCGTGTAGAGTCTGGTGTTATCTTCAAAGCAGCAGAAGATTTTATTGACCGATTTGAGAATGTTCCTATTTCTGGTTTTCAGTATAGATTCTTTATTGCACCCAATCAAAGTTATCCACCCTACGTAAAGAACACACGAATCTATTCCACACTGTTGATAGATAATAATTGTAAACATCGTTGGCGTGGTCGTTATAATGAAGATACAGATATCTGTCTGCGTGTTTTGAAAGACGGTGACTGCACGATTCAGTTCAATGCATTCTTGCAAGGCAAAGCAGCAACACAAACTGTTAAGGGTGGTAATACCGAAGAGTTCTATCACAAAGAAGGTATTGAAAAGAATATCTGGATTGATGGTGTGAATGCTGAAGGTACAAGAAACAAATCTGAGATGCTGGTAAGAATGCATCCAGATGTTGCACGAATGGTCTGGCGATACAAACGTTGGCATCATTATGTTGACTATTCACCATTCAAGAAGAATGAATTGCGTTACAAAAATGACATCGTTTTACCGAAAGAGCCTAACGAATATGGTATGAAACTTGTAACGAATTTCAAAGCTTGACAATCTTTTTTCTCCGTGATATCATTACCTAATGATAATTGATTGGAGAAAAAGATGTCAACTTTGCAACAAACTGTGGGTTGCTTGACAAAGCCCATTGGCTCATATATAATGATTGTTCAATAATTGATGAGTTTTCAAATGAACAACATTCAAAATCAAAAGTCTGGTCTTGCCAAACTGATGGCAACCGAGAATCTTACTGTTCAACATGCCAAAACTTATACGGCATCATTTGATCCAAAAAATCGTGTTCTAACATGTCCGATCTGGACTGAAATGTCTGGCGATCTTTATGACTTGCTAATGGGTCATGAAGTTGGTCACGCTATTGATACTCCTGCTGATGGTTGGCATGGTGCTGTTCACGACCGTGGTGCAAACTACAAAGGCTTTTTGAATGTAGTTGAAGATGCACGAATTGAGAAACGCCAAAAACGCCGTTATCCTGGTCTACGCAAATCTTTTGTCAACGGTTTCAATGAACTATTGAATCGTGACTTCTTTGGTCTAAAGGGTCGTGATATCAATTCAATGTCATTCATTGACCGTCTGAATCTGTACACAAAGTCCAGTTACTCAATGGACATTCAGTTCAATGACACCGAAAAAGATTTTGTTGAACGTGTCAAAGCTTGTGAAACTTTTGAAGAAGCCTTGAAATTGACCGATGAAATTTGGGACTATTCAAAAGATGAACAGCAACAAACTGAAATGCCTCAAGATGATTTCAGTTATGATTTTGATGAAGATGGTGAAGAATCTGAAACCGGTTCTGGTGATGGTGATGCCGAGACTGACGGTAAGGGTAATCAAAAAGCAAAATCAAAATCAAACGGTGAAGATGGCGATCAAGAATCTGATGAATCATCTGGCGATGACGGCGAAGACAATGAAGATGATGACGGTACAAAATCTGCAAAGTCTGATGGCGAATCTGAAGATGATGAACTATCCGATGAATCGGAGCAAGGTAATGCTATCAATCGTTATAAAGAATCAAAAAGCCTTCCAAAGGGCTTAGATGACTTTGAACCTCGGTGTGAAACTGATGATAATTTTCGTGCAAACGAAACTAGTCTTATTGCAAAAAATGCACGTGAATATGTTTATGTAAATATTCCTACACCGAATCTGAAAAACATTATCACGCCAGCAAAACGTGTTCAGGAACTTTTGACTCAAGAATTCTCAAAACAAAGAGGTGACTATCAGCAAACTTCTAACACACTGTATTCAGATTTTCGTAAGAAAAATGATCGGTACATCTCTCTTCTAGCAAAAGAATTTGAGATGCGTAAGGCTGCACAACGGTTTGCAAAAGCAAAAACTGCATCCACTGGTGATATTGATATCAGCCGTGTGTTCAAATATCAGATTGATGATAATATCTTCAAAAAAATCATGCGTGTTCCTAAGGGTAAGTCTCATGGTTTGGTTCTGTTACTTGACAAGTCTGGTTCAATGTCAGAAAATCTTACAGCATCATTAGAGCAAATTCTGATTTTGGCAATGTTCTGTCGTAAAGTAAACATTCCATTCAGTGCATATGGTTTTGGTAATGCTGAGGGTGTCCGATATATGGACTTTCCTTCAGATTCGGTGTTTGATGAATATGGTAATGTGATTACCAAAAGCTATAGCACTGGTTGCTTTTCTGAAAAAGATGGTGACTTGCAACTTTCCAGTGTATATCTGCGTGAGATGATAAACTCTAAAATGACTAATTCAGAGTTTTCAAATGCGGTGAAAAACATTCTGTGTGTCATGGATGCTTTTCAATACAGATATTCATACGGCAAATATTTTCATCGTCCTGCAAGTGAGAGTTTATCAAACACACCATTGACCGAAGCTTTGATTGCTTGTCAGCCAGTCATCAAAGAGTTCCGTAAACTGAACAATCTTGATATTGTTAATCTGTGTGTGGTTCACGATGGTGATGCTGATACAACAACCAGCTTTCACGACAAGGGTACAAGAAATTATTATCGTACTGGTTATCAAAATGTTTTTCTGTGCGACAAAAAAGAAAAACTACAATTTGAATTGTCTAATGATGAAGAGGGTGCTAGAATTGCCATATCAAAATGGCTGACTAAAACCACTGGTGCTAAAGTAATTGGTTTCTATCTTGCGCCAGATTCACAAGTCAGAAATGTTATTCGCCGTCGGTTTGTGAATGATGAAGTTCTTGCTGCCGATGATAGTAACAAAAAATATACTTGGGAATGGAAGTGTGCTACTAATGAAGTTTATAGCAAGTATGCAAAAATCTTCCGTAAAAATAAGTATCTTGAATCCAAAAATGATGGCTATGAATCATTTTTCATCATTGCTGGTGGTAATGACTTATCTGTTGATGATGAAACCTTTGATGCACCTGATAAAGTTACCGCAACTAGTCTGTCAAAAGCATTTGGTAAGTTTACCAAAAATCGTCAAGTGAATCGGGTTCTGGTTTCACGATTCATTGGTATGATTGCTGCTTGACAAAGTGTGGAACTTTCTTTATAATGTAGTTTCTACTGTGATGAGGAGTTTATATTATGGCAAGTCGTTCTGCTAAACGCCAGGTTTTTATTGATGCACTTATTGCAACTGGCAAATCTGAAGTTACAAAAGTTGATGTTGTTGCAATTGCTGAAAAGCTAAGTATTCCCATTCCTCAGTGGTTCGTGAATGATGAATCTAACAAAGTAAAGCGTGGTGTGTATCGTGTTCCCGCTGCATCCAACGCGACACCGGCTGCGGCCGTGGCTATCAATATGGCTGCACAAGTGATCCCACTTGCAAAGCCTGAATCAGCCGCTGGTAATCGTATTGCAAATGTGACAACAGACTTAGAAGTTACTGATTTGATACCAACTCAGTATTCAAACTATGTACCTTTTGGCAACTTTGCTGATGTATTGTCAATTGTACAATCAAATATGTTCTTCCCTGTTTTCGTTACGGGTCATTCTGGTAACGGTAAAACAATGTCAATTGAGCAAGCTTGTGCCAAAGCAAAACGTAAATTCGTTTGCGTATCAATGACACCAGAAACCGATGAGGGTGATCTTCTTGGTAACTATGTTCTGATCAACGGTCAGATGGAATGGCGTGATGGTCCTGTTACCGTTGCAGCCCGCCAGGGTGCCGTATTGTGTATTGATGAGATTGATTACGGCGCACAAAATCTGTCCTGCATTCAGCGTGTCCTTGAGGGTAAGCCGTTTCTTCTGAAAAAGAAAAACGAAATTGTTGCTCCTGCTCCTGGCTTTACTGTGTTTGCTACTGCTAACACAAAGGGTAAGGGTTCTGAAGATGGTCGCTATATGTTTACCAACGTATTGAACGAGGCGTTTCTTGAGCGTTTTCCTAATACGATGGAACAAGAATGGCCTCCTGCGAAAGTTGAACAGAAAATCATTGAAAAAGAATTGAAGTCGGTTAATCGTGAAGATGATGACTTCGCCAAAAAGCTTGTGACTTGGGCTACAGTGATTCGTAATACTTTCACTGAAGGTGGTTGTGATGAGGTTATCTCGACCCGCCGTCTGGTACATATCGTTAAAACATACGGTATCTACGGTGATAAAATCAAAGCAATTAAGTATTGCTTGAATCGTTTTGATGTTGATACTTCGGTTACTTTCCTTGACTTGTATACCAAAGTTGATGGTGGTGCTGATGTTGATTCTATCAAAACTGCCGAAACACCTACAGCAGAAACAAATACGGAAGAAATTCCTTTCTAAGCTAACATTTACCAAGGGGAGTGTTGACACACTCCCCTTTTTTTTATATACTGACAATATGTAGAGAACAGTCGCCTCTACTATTTCTTTTTTTGTGCGACTATTTTTTAATGGAGTAAATTGAATGTCTGCTAAACAGAAAATTCTAAACTAT